TCGTTGTAGTAGATGTAAGTGATGCCTGTCGCCGAGTCGAGCCACATCGTATTGTCAGCTGGTGCAACGGGCTTGGTCTCACTGACGAGGATCGAGGCTCCACCCCCGCCTCCACCAGACGAGTTAATCGTTACATCCACCTCTTCATTAACAGCATCATCCGCCACAGCCAATGTAACATTCAAGCCCTCGATAAAGTTGATCGCTCGTCTGATCCCCATCGAGACGCCAGCAAGCTTAACCTTAACTCGAGCGTTGTCATCAGGCCCAATGGCCCCAATCACATTCCTCGCATCTTGAGCTGTAGGTGAACGGACGAGTTGCTGGCCAACGCTTGAGCTGTCGCTGATCTGGGCGACGGGGTGGGAGTGAGCGGAGGGTGGGAACTCGCTCGGCTTGTTCTCGATCTGGTTCCAATCAGTCTCACTAAGTGGAGGCAGCTGGCTTGTTGGAACGAGGCCATTTCCATCGAGCGAGGCGTAACCGTTCGGGAAGCCTCTCGCACTCGAGTCCTGCTTCAGGTTCAATCCATCTTGCAGACCAGTAACATCTGCGATGATGTGTGAGTGAGCAGACGGCGGGAACGTAGCTGGTTTCCCACCAATCTCATTCCAGCTTGCGGCCGAGCGAAGCACTCTCCAGGCGTGTCGTCCTGAGTCGTACTGCCACGTCAGCGGAATACCAGCAGGAGTGTACTGTTGGCCTTGCTGCGGGTTGATTGGAAACTGGATTGCCATCTCAGTGTCCTACGGAACAGGGTTCAGGTGAGCGGGCTCGACCCAAACACCTTGTTGATAAATGAAGAAGTTGTTGATGGTGGTGTCCAGCCACGCCATTCCCTCGAGAGGCTGTGCAGGCACAGTATCGGAGATAACGATAGCAGAGACACCACCACCAGATCCACCAGTAATTACGGGCGTCCAAGCCTGATTCCGGCGGCCGTAGATCTGACCATCTGAAGGAGCCTCAGGGAGGGCAGACGTGTCACTGACCGAGGGCGTCCATGTGCGGGGCTTTGCTAGGGCATCATCTCGACTGACACGCAGCTCGTAATAAGGTGGATACTCCCCAGCGGGCCAAACGATCAGTGAGGCCTCGCCACCAGTGATGCTCGTGACCATTCCCGAGAGGTATTGTCCCGGTCCCCACCTCTCTTCGAAGGCCGTGCCTGGTCTAAAGACAACCGGCTGTCCAAGCTGTATCGCCATTATTTTGACACTCCGCAAACGACGAGCAAAAGTATCAGGATCAAGACCGTCCCCACCAAAAACTTATCAGCTTCGATGTGCCTCACGCGCTGATTCCAATCGCCCTGTTCGTGAAGGGGTCGTAGTCAACACCTTCAGCCATTGGCTGCTTCGACCGGAACTGTGCGTGCTCGCCCCCAGCATAAATGCTCGGCATCACAGGATAAGAGAAGGTAAGGGCAAGGGCGTCGCTTAAGTCGGGCGAAGCGTAGCCCCGTCGCTTCATATCCTCTTTGCGTTCCAGCTGAATTTCATCTCGGATGTTGAAGCCGTACTCAGGTCCAGGGAGTTCCTCTCTGTATTGTTGCATGAACTGACCTTCGTTCGGCAGGCAGCCGATCTCAAGCCACTTCTTCATTGAGTGCCATATCTCTGATCGTTTGTTAGCACTTCTTGCACCCTCCTCAAGATCTGTTCGGTCGCTCTTCCCTCCGAATTGGATGTCGAAGACAGGGACATGCAGCTGGCGAAGACGGTCAACAACACCACCTCCCACTCCGCCGCCGTCCACGAATACTGCGTCCGCCTTATACTGCGAAAAGACATCGGCGACCCTCCCCGAGAGTTGCATCGTATCGACGTTCCTCAGAATGATAGGCTCAACTGTTCGAGCGTCTCTTCCCTTGCGGAACGCGATGCAGCTGGCGTCGTCACCGAAGCGAGCAACGTCAACTCCAATAATAAACGGCTCGAATGGCGAGGCTCTTGACGGTAGCTCTCTCTGAGTGGCAGCTTCAACTGTATCAAGCCCGATGAACTGCATCGACCCGCTTCGTGGAAACACTCCGCGGACGCGAACTCGAACGAAGTCGCTATCTTCGCCATAGTCCCTGACCCATCGTTTGAATTGCTCTTTGTTAGTAATGGAGACGGTTCTGGAGTCCACCTCGAACGTCTTCCAGCGGTAGCGGAAGCGGCCGAAGCACTCTCTAAACCGGCCGGAGTTACGAGTCGGGTTCCCACAGACCATCCATACGATCTGTGTATCACTGTCCGTCAACGCGCCTTCAGTCGTCTCCCAAATCACATCTGGAATAGCCGAGGCCTCATCGAAGATCACCAGAATCCGCTTGCCCTTGTTATGCAGTCCAGCGAACGCTTCTGTGCTCCGCTCCGACCAAGCGATCAAGTCTATTCTCCAGCTTCGTTCGCGGTCAGGGCCTGTGTTGTAGATCGCAGTGGCTGTCATCTTAAAGTGTTCACGACCCATGAACAGCCGGTGCCACTTCGTCAGCTCGGCCCACGTCTTCGTCTTCAGCTGCGTTTCCGTGTTAGCTGTGACCACTCCACGACAATCCTCGAAGGTGGTTAAAGACCAAAGAATGATCCACGCGACCAACGCACTCTTCCCGACGCCGTGACCGGAAGCAACAGCAAGCTGGATTGCTTGGTTCGCTGTGAGCAAGCCATCCCGAATCCCCTCAAGGACCGTCAGCTGCCATTGTTCCGGCCCTTTAAACCGTTCCAACTCCGTCTCCGGCGCTTCCCAAGGAAAAGCCCAAGCGACGAAACCAACTGGATCGTTGGTGTAGCGAGCAAGTGCGTCGGCCATCTCTTTTTGAGGGTCTTCGATTTTAGCAAGCATTGATTATCACTTTGGTGTCGTGACGGCCTTGACCGCCCACATCGCTGCATCTTCGTAGTGTGTCATTGCCAAGGACAACAGCCGACCCTTCTCCGGGTCATCGTGCTTGTCGTTCTCGGCGTTACAGAGGTCAATCAAGTCCGCGGTGTAACGCTTGATCTTATCCACAAGATTATCGTTGGATGGATTGAAGCCTTCACGAACTCGATCAGAACCTAAGCTCATCTTAACTCCTGTTAAAAAGAGAGGGCGTTATGCGGACGCCCTCGAGTTACCAAGGCCGGCTCGCGAACAACCTTGGAGGGGGTAAAAGTGCCGGAGAATCATTTCTGATCCTCCGGCTCGCGGCCAAGCAGGCTGCTGTCGGTAGGAGCGGGGACTTGCTTGACCTCGATTGTTAAGGCTTGATTGTGCTGGGGCCGCTCAGCGCGTTTCCTCGCCGCTTGAAGCTTATCCGCGAATGAGTTCAAGTCCACATTCATGTTCAAGCTTTTGGTGGTGGGGGCGAACCCCGTTCGATCAGCCAGTGTTTTAACCATTTCAAGAAGCGCTCCGGGCGTGAACTCTTCAGGGTGGTCATCAAGTCTCTCACGGAGTTCTTCAAGGGCGTCCATACTGAGAGTAGCCATTCGGTCGTGGAGGTTCGCATAAGCGGTGTCCTGATGGCCGCGATAAAACTCGAGCAACTCCTTGAAGCTAGGATCGCCCTGGAGGACGCTTATTCGGCTGAGACTGTAGCCAGTGATCAGCGACGCTTCGCCAGGCTTCATACCGGCGGACAGTGCTCGTGCGAGGGCGTGATGACTGTCGCGAAGCTTCGCTATTGGCTTTGACTGGACTCCGCGTGGGGCGTCCAAGAGAACCAGATCCGCCTCGTTCAGTTCTCGAACGAAGTCCGTTTCCACTTCCGGAGCCGACGGCCTCCCTAAGATTCGTGTCATGGCCGCCTCCACTCAACTCGGATAAACTCTCTAATCCCCTCCGACGGATTGTAGCTGGGGTAGTGTTGCTTGAACTCGAGTTCGCCATCGCTGAAGACCTTACCTTTTCCGAACCCTCGCTTCTTCCAGAGAAAGTAAAAAGCCATTCCAGGGGCTCGGCTGTGGCCTTGGTTGCAGTGGATCAAGACGTTCTGACCCTTCTCAAGCTCTTCCTCGATGAACTTAACTCCGGCGTCCATCATATCCGGGTGGAAGTAAGCGGCGTTCATAGCATCAACCATATTGAGGATCAGCTGGTTGTCCCGCCTCGCGAAGAGGTACTCTGGATGTTCCCTTGGTGCGCCGCGTCCTGTATAACCGAGGGCTTGACGATGCCACGGCTCCTTCGCACAAGTCAGAAACGACCAACCCGCCTCGTTCCGGCAAGCCTCGTAATCAGCCTCGTCCCCAACAAACAGCTATGGATGGACTTCCCTCATCCGATCCTCGCCAGTTCAAACCAGTTCCTAACCGCGAGCACTTGTTCCGACCGGACTCGGCTGCGCTCCGGATCGGCCTTGATCCGTTCAAACAGCTCTTCCTTAGTTGCTGTGAGCATCACCACATCACTTTGCTTGACTCCGAGCGCCCTAATCCAATGCTCTCTGTGCTCTCGAAGCGCTCCACCCATCACAACCCAAGCGACCTCCGATGGAGATAACTGGCTGAGGGCCTTCATTCGGCTTGCCCACTCTCGCATGACCAAGGCGAAGTGAGTGCTCGGCCAACCCCGCTTAAGCCCGAACGATTGAGCAATGACGTCGAGGTCGATCACGGTGTCACCTGTCTTCGCGTGGACTCGGACGTAAGTCGATTTACCTGAAGCCGGAGGCCCGCACACAAGTATCACACGACAAATAGGACGCTCGATCGAAGGCCGAACAAGACTCACGAAGCCCTCCCATCATCGACAGTTTGGCACAGTCGGCGAGCGTTGTCAAGTGGGCTAGAACTTTTTTAGTGTACCTCTGAGTAACTGGACAGTAAGGGAGTGAAAGTGAGGTATGTCAAATAACTCACGAGCGATAAGCTGATGGGTTGCAAATTCTGTGCCAAGTTGTATCGGCGGGGCACCCCCACCCTGAGTTGTAGGAATAGACACCTAGGACTCTAAGCATAGGACAACTCACCTATCGAGTGGGTATACATACCTATGACTCGATGCCTAGGACTTGAGTCAATCGTAGGACTCGAGTCATAGGACTGTATTCAGCCATGCTGTGGACGCGGGGCTCGTACCAACCGCAAGTTGTAGAGACTCGAGTCCTATGCTATGAGTCCTAGGACTAAACGCCTATAGGACTGCGATCACACGATTGAGACTCGATACCTATTTAAGCAATTAAATTACAAAACTGTGCCGATCAACGAACTTTAATTGCGAAAACTCACCAAACAACGAACTTTACATTCGTATGGCCATCGTCTAAGTTGTGGATACCGGGAAGGGGACGGGCCACGCGGTGGCCGCCAGTTCCGGGTTTGAAGGAGACTACCAATGCGTACGCTTAACTTGGGCAAAGACATCACCCGCACTGTCGACATGGCCGACTTTGGTTTCGACTCGTGGGACGAGTTGTCGCCCGTCGCCCAACACCTGGCCCATAAGGGCTTGGAAAATGTGGTCAAGGATACCCACGCAGGTATCACGATTAAGGACAATCCCAAGGATTACATGGAGTTGTCCGAAGCCATCGTGGACAAAAAGTTGGACGCGCTTCGCGCGGGCGACTTGCGGGTTGTCAGTTCCGCAAATCCAGTCAAGACCGTTCGCGGTCTCACCGCGAAGCAGTTGTTCGCCATGATGACTGACGAACAGAAAGCCGAGTTGGGCATCGAAGCCTAACGAAGAAAGGTGGGGGAGAAATCCCCCACCACTTTCTTTTTTTATTTCTCTTTTTTTATTTCTCTCAGCAACCAAAGCTTGGAGCTCTGAGTTCATATGTGCTGCCTAAACCGAGTTGACCGTTTAGCCTAGCTTGGAACTCGGAGCTGTATGTGCTGCTAAAACCACGCTCATGATTTGGATCAAGTGTTAGTGAGGGTTAGATAAACGGTTTATCCAACCATACCCAAACCTCTTAACCCTCTCCAATGCTTGTGAGCGTTTTCATTGTTCATTGTCCAGGTTCCCACTCACTCCCCTTACTAGAGTTGTTTTTTTTTTTTTTTTTTTTTATGAATAAAACACAAACCTCCGCCCCCACAGAAAAGGTGT